GCCTCTGGTGTGCGCCATTTGTCCATTAGTTAAGCAGCATCACTTTATCGCCCTCAACAAGCATTCGAAACAATTCACCCATCGCCACAACAATCTCATCGACGCTGGCATCAACCTCCATCAATGCCTCGGTCATAGCCAGAATAGCTTCATCAACTACAGCCCTATCAACTTCATCCATGTTGACGTAAATAGTTTCCATAAATGCGCCCAAAAAAAGCCCCACGCACACAGCGTAGGGCAGTTTGGGAGGAGTGTAAACTAAGGCGGAGTGTCACACACCGACAGCCTAGCAGGCATCAACCTCAAATCCAAGCGCTAAATATCCAGCGCCATCGACGCTGCTATCACGATGCTCGCCATTGCGAAGGCGTGCGATCTTGAGTAGCGCCATCATGTGACAGACATCTGCTGGGGACACTGGATAATCAAGGTAGGCAGACCAGAGGCCTGCGATGCAACCGAAGTTATCTTGCGGCGTGCCGTAGTTGGCCTGACGCTCGCCATTAATCAAATCCATCGCCTCTGCCAGCACGCGGCTGCGTTTGTTATCATATTCCATCATTGTCTCCTTAAAATGGTATTTCGTCAGCCACGATTTCGCGGCGAATGTTCACAATCTTCACGTCTGCGAAGTGCTTTGCGGCTTCCTGCATAACCTCCTCCAGACGCCCTCTTATGGCGTACACAGCATCCTGCATTGAGTACACCAACCAATCTGGATGTTCGCGCCGTATGATGCCCAGATCACCCCTGACGACAAATGCGTACACCTGATCGTCAACAACCATCGTGACGATGTCAGATGAGGCTGGGCTGTGTCCCGCATCAATCGCCGCTCGGTGCATGATCGGCAGAGCCTTGCACAGCTTGCCAGCAATCTCGCCGACAGTCTTGGCGTCCTCGGCTTGCATGGCGTAATCCATCTCGCTGACCAGTTCGCGGTATCTCGCAACGTATGGCGGCGGCGCGCATTCAAGCAACCGCTGTCCCCAAGTATTCTGCGCTCGGCTCAACATAACGCTGAATGGTGCGAACGCTTCAGTCACCGCCCTCGAAAACGGCTTGGCGAACTGAGAGCCTTCGCCGATCTCAAAGGTTCCCCTTTTCGCCATCGCTGTCTTTGCTGCCGCTGACTTCGTTGCTCTTTTCTTCATCTGATTGTCCCCTGCATCGTTTGTACGATTACCCTATAGGTAAATCGTACAAATCGTACACTTTGCACTTTTGTACGATTCCTTTACGATTTTGTACGATTTGTACGATTTCAACACTGTAAGACATTGAAAACAAACAATACACAAAATCGTACAAAATCGTACACTACTTCATCCGCCCTTCCTTGGCAGAAATCCATATTTTGCCCTCATTTTGGACCATGTAGCCGCTCTCAATCAGCGACTTGATGGCCGAACTGTAAGCACCACGCGGGTTAGCGGAGGTCATTTTCCCCTTCGCAAACTCCGCCAATTCTGCCTCCTCAATGGTCCAGTAGCGCCCACTTTCGGGCCAACCCGCGCCAGTTGGATTTGACGATCCGACACCTTCTCCGCGCAGTTGCTTGAACGCATTTACCACAATTTTCTGGTTCGCGCCTGTCGGTTTCTTCTGCTTCATCTCGGCCACATCGTCCTCATTGGCTTCTGTGATGGTGCATGTGGTCACGTCATCGCCGTCCTCATCCACGCCCAGCTTGTGGACCTTCAGCACGAACATAATCGGCTCTTGCGGCTCCAGATCGCGCTGTTTGGTGGCGGTGGCCGTGCGGATGCCCTGATCCACCTCAAGTTCAATTTCGGTGTCGCAGGCGGCTTTCAAGGAACTATGTCCGCGACTGCCCTTACTTACGTCCTTGCCTGAGTGGTGCACGATCATAATATGTGCGCCTGTCACGTCACGCAGCGCATCAAGGTTAGCAATGAACGCTGTCATATCGACGGCACCGTTCTCATCTCCGCCAGCCATTGCGCGTGAAAGGGTGTCCACGCAGATCATTGCCACAGGCTCCCCAAGCTGCTGCTCGATGTCTTGGCACAGCTTAATGAGGCTCGCTAGGTCTACCTCTGGGCGCAGCAGGTCGACAGGAGATGGCCTTACAGCCAGCGGCACGTCAGACATTCCGTATTCCTGTCGCAGCGCCACGCAGCGCGATTGGAATGCGTTGCCGCCCTCGGTGGCCAGATATAGCACTGGTCCGCCTTTGACCTTGCTTCCCTGCCACTCGACGCTGGCTGAGACGCAAAGCGCCATGTCAAGACAAAAGAACGACTTGCCGACGTTTGATGGCCCATAGACCACCGACATTTGACCTCGGCCCAGCCAGCCCTTGATTAGGTAGGATGATGTCAGCACTGGTTCAGCGTCTTTTAGCCAGAATATCGGCTTCTGTTCGGCGTTAGGAATGATGATTGTAGCTTTGGGCTGCACTGGCTGCGGCTCTGGATCTGGAATGGTATCAAAGTCGGCGTATGGGTCAGTGGCCGCTTTGACGATCTCTTCGCGCTGCTTTGCTGGCGTTGGCCGGATTTCCTTACCATATTCGCGCACGGCGTCTGACATCCTGCCGCCATGCTCGAAGTGCGCCCAGATGTCAAAGGCGTCACCATAGCAGAACTCACCGCTGGCCTGACCGATGCCGGATGCTCTGTCAGAGCCGGAGAGGCTCACCCAGTGCGTTCCAAAGTCCTTCGTGGCAAACGACCCGCTTGACTGCATTGGACTGCGGTAGCTGTCTGAGCGACCTTTGCGCTCGTATCCGTATTTGAGCATGATGTCTGAGATTGTGTGACGTTGGTTGAACACGTCAATTGGGTCATCATCGTCGTATTTGCTGCGCTTTTGCTCACGCTCCTGTGCGCGCAATGCTCGCTCGGCAGCGGCCCGTTCCTCTGCGATGGCTTCATTCTTGCGGCGAAACTCTAGGTTTGCCCATATCGTGCTTTCTGCTGGGATAAGCAGTCCACCACCTCTGTGGCGCACACCGTGGTAAAAGCTCGGCTCGCCCTGCGAGTTCCTGCGCGCTGTCGGTACGTTTGGAAGGTAGATCGGCTGACCCGTGCGTGAGAGGGCAGCGTCGCATGTTATATTTTCCTGCTGCATCAGGTCAAAGAGTGCGAGCTGTGCGTCCGCGTAGTCTTCACCGCTGATTGGTAGGGCCAGGGGAATTAGCACGCGCCACTTTCGGTTGTCTTCACTGGCTCCAGATGACGAATAGATAAGTGCGGATGCGTCACCTGTCACTTTGGACACGGCTGTGCGCAGCTCTGTCAGCGACGGATCACCCTCGTCCACATCTAACGCCAATAGCCAATATTCTCCATGTTCGCGCTGCGTTGCGTGGTTCCGACCATCGTAATCACGATAGGTTGATGGGATGATGAATGAGGCGTCGGCTTTTTCTTTCGACTGCGGCTCGTTCACCATCTCGGCTATTTCAGACAAGGTGATGCCGTCATATTCTAAGTATTTGTCGCCAATCTTTGTATCGTGCGCACCATGCGCTAACAGGAGCTGCTTCTTGCCAACGTCGCTCGTTTTTGTTAATCTATTCATGTTCGGACCCTTTCACCAATCACGGTCTGTTTTCTCCCAATGAACCCCTGCCAGCGTCCCAACTGGCAGGGGTTTTATTATAATCAGAACGGGATTTCGTCGTCCAGCTCTGGGGCGGCTGGAGTCGCCTGCGGTGCTGGCGCAGTGGCCGGACCAAAGTCATCCAGCGATGCGTCAACGCCGCCTTGCATAGTTGTTGTTACTTCATCAAAGTCATCTAAGCCGCCGCCACCGTAGACTGCGTGACTTACCTGCACTGTGTCAATGAGCAAAGAGATGCCACCGTTACCGTCTGGGTCTGTCACTGGGTACGCAGTTACCTTGATGCTGCCCTTTGATCCGCTCCAGATTGCGGTGTCAGCCAGCGGGTTTTTTGCCCCGTCGATCACGCGAGGCTTTTCGTTAAGTGCGCCTTGGCTGTTGGTGCCGTTGCGCTTGGCGCGAAACTCATAGTTGCCGCTGTCAAGTTTTTTCATGCCAAAGACCTTGGTGAAGGCTTCCTTGCGACCGCAGCTTTCATAGTGCGCCTTCAGGTCAGCGTGCAGCGCCTTTGCAGCATCGGCGCCCATCTCCCAGGCTATTGAGTAAGCCGCGCCGGAAGCGCCTGGTGCGCACTCCTCTGATTTCTTCTGAGAGGTGTTGAAGCGATAGGTTGTATTTAGGCGAGGGTATTTATATTCCACGCTGCGAATCATTACTGGTTTGAAGTCTGTGTTAGCCATGTGTTTTCTCCTAGCTATTAAATGTCGGCTTGTAGCCATCGTGGCAGATCAATCACGTTTGTGATGTCTGACCAACCAGTGTCCCATTTTTGACTTTGG